AATGTTGTACCCGTTCGCCCGAAATTCTCAATCAAATAGCGCGTCTTTTCCGCACTCGTTCCGAGCGCCAGGTACTCATCCGACATTGCCGCCAGTGTTTCGGTTGTTAGACTCTTGCCTTCTACCGACAACTTGCGGGTTGCCATTGACAACGCGTCTACGCTTATTTTGTAATCGTCTGTGACTTGGATCAGGCGGCTGGTTTGTTCGGCGTTTGTTCCGTTGAGTTGGGATAAACGGCGCACCTGGTCGGCATATTTAACATATTCCCCAACTGTTGCTTCAATCGCCTTGCTAATAGCATAATACGCCGTAACTGCAATACCGGCAGCCGCGGCAACAGAGCCAAAACCCTCTTTAACGCCAGCGAGTCCGGTCTTGGTGCTTTTCAGCCCATTTTCGAGCCGGGTAGTGTCCGCAGAAATTTCCGCATACAGCGAAGCAATTTTGACGCTCATCTAACCTCACAAAATGCTTGACCTGACGTGAGCTATCCCATCTGTCACATTCAAAAACTCGTGCAGTTTTTCGATGGACAGCGCATCTATGTACTCCAGCGTCCAGCCGGTGGCGAATACCAGTTCCCAGAGATAGCGTTCGACAGGCGCACCTACTTTGTCAACGTGGGCTTGATAGATGCGCCTGCTCAGTTTTTTGGATCTTCCGGGTTGAGCGGCTTGGCGGCCTTTTCGATCACCGCCTGGAACAGAGCGCGGTAATCGTAGAGCGGCAGGGCGTGGACTTCCTTCACGGTCAGCCCAGATACCTTCGCCAGCGTTTTGTCGCCCTCGTGTTCCGGCTGGGTGGACACGAACAGGGCGCGCCATTCAGAAACGGTTATCTCCCGGAGGTTGATCTCCGGGATTGGTTTACCGCTAATCGGGAAATCGGACATTGTTAATCCTTTCGATTAATAAGCACCATACAACGCAGTGCCGTTACCGACAAACGACACGTTGAACTCGGTCAGTGCGTCATATTGCGTGTTCACGGGGCAGCCCTGTGAGATAACCGGCAGGGTGTACTTGTCCCGTCCGGTAGCCGTTCCTTCGGGGGCCAGAATTAACGTGCCGATTTCGCCAAAGCGTAGTGTGTTGCGGACGGCAGTTGCAGCAGTCCCGGCGGTCCCGGCCTGCCACAGACCTTTGAATGAGGCGGTGAAGTCCAGCACGCCGACTTGCCGCGTCTCGTAGGTGGCTGCGCCAGTGGTGTTAACGTCGATTTTTCCCGACGGTGAAAACGATGCGCCGCGCGCCCACTCTGAACAATCCAGAGTACCAGCGGTTCCGATCCATTGCACAACCAAACCACTTCCAAAAAATTCAGCCATTTCGAATCTCCTTTATCCTTTCGTGATTTCGACGCGGTAATCCGCGCCGCTTGTGTAGTACCTGATACCCGCCTCGCTGGTGGTTATCAGTTGATACCCGTTTTCTCTCCGCAACCAGAGCGGTGTCCAGCCCGTTGCGGTTCCGAATGTCAACGTGCCGTTATGCAAGAGCGTGTCAATCGCCGCGTCAATCGTTCCGGCCTGTGCGGGGGCGGCGGCCACGCCATACGCCCGGATTACAATATCCTTCATCCGATGCGATATTAGATTTTCGTCCAACTCGGACGGGTACAACCAGACCACATACGGCAGCGCCGCACCGTCCGGGGCTTGCTCGAAATAGACGGACGGGGTAGCCGTACCGCCACTGAGCAATGAAGTCAATGCGGTTCCTCCAGACAGCTTGGTATAAAGAGCCGTATTAAGTGCGTTTTGACTGCTCATCCGTTTAGCACCTTTCCCAAATCATCCACAAACTGCTTCGCTTCTTGTTCTACCGCCGGGGTTAGATAGGGGCGGGGGGGAAGGTTTATCGCCGGTGCGCCGAGTTCCTGGTGGACGGCATATTCCTGATAGTATTCGACGTTCTGCGTCAGGCCGAGCGGGTCAACCTTTACCACATCGCTATTCGCCCGCAGTTCTCCAGACGGCTTGTATGCGTCCGGGTCTTGCGGCGGGCGGGCTGGGTCACGCGGGGTTATCATGCGCGCGTCTTTCAGGATCCGAAAGGCAGTCTTGCCGACCACCTCCGCAACCTTACCCGGACTGGTACGGATTAGCTCGTCCAGCTTTGTGGTGTCCAGCACGAAGGTTTGATTATGTTGCAAAATCGCCATGCTACACCTTTTGCACAGTGGCGCGCTTCACACCCAGCCATGAGCCGACATTTACCGCCTGGACAGTGTAGGTATTGCCGCCGTGCTCGATCTTGTTTTGCGCCGTGATCGCCGTACTTTGCGGCAGCGTCACGATTGCGGTGGTGTAGGGCAACAGCGCCCCGCCGGTAACAGACTCGCGCCCGCCGATGAAATCCAAACGACAGGCGATTGAAGTACCAGCCGTGCCCCACGCCTCCGACCAGCCGCCCTGCCCTTCGCTGGTACGGGTCAAAGACAGAATATTGCACGTGTCCGGCATTGCATCCAGTAAATCCGTGCGGAGTTGGTCAAGTTCAGCAGCGGGTAACATTATTTATCCGTATCTCCGCGCTCGACGGTCACGGAATAGACCGCTGCGCCTTTGGCGTATTCTTTCGCCATCGCCATACACCCGGCGATTATCTGCGAGCGTTTCAGACTGTGGTTATCGGTACTCACATCGTAGGCCGTGACATAATGCGCGGCCTTCTGCGTCCACACATCGGCGGCGGCGGCGTTCATGTCGTAGGAGTAACCGGTTGCATACCGGGATAGCCCGGTTGTGTTCGTGCCGAACGTCACCACGCCGCGCGGGTAGTCTACACTGTAAGCCGCAGTACCAACCGTTCCGCCCGTGTCATCTTGCACAATGAACCGGGCAGTACCGCCACTGGTGGATTCCAGGAAGCGGCGGGCGCATTGATAATCAAAGTATGTCAGGCTTCCGCCGCTTCCTATGACCGGCAATGGGGCAAGGCTCTCGTGCCGGAACGATGAAACGTGCCGGTCAAGCACGGCCTGCAGCTGGTCATCTGTCCAGTATAAATTGGCGGTTCCGTTGACAGAATAATCAGCCGTGCCCGCATTGGTCAGGCCGCGTAGAGTCAAAAGCAAATCCGCCATCGAAGTTCTTGCAGTCATAAAATCACCTTCCTATTTTGCCTTCATCTCCGCCAGTTGCACTATCATGTTCGTTGATATTTTTGATTACTCCGAGTGCTTCCAGTAAGGCTTTTTCTTTTTGCGTCTTGGACTTGTTGGATGTAACGATGCGCGCCCAGTGATCGTCAGTGAGACGGGAGTCACCAGCGCGGACGGGTGTGTTCTTGATGTCTTGCTTAAAGGATTTGTCTTTCTTGCTCAAGTATTTCATAATCGACTCCCAATGATTTCAGCAGCAAACTTTCCTCGCCAGTCTGGTCACACATAACAATCCAGTTTGACGGGCTAATGACGGATACTTCGACAGGCGCGGCAATCTCGTCGCCAGTCGCGGCCTGCGCGGTGCGGATGAAATCGGGGTAGATCAGGCGGTATAAGTGATTGCCCATTTTTTGAAGCCTTCGACTTCTGGGTCGTTGACCAACTCGTAGATATAACCCTTTCCGGTGACAGGTGGGTCTTCGTCTGCATAAGTACCGCTTGGTGCAGCATTTGTGCCGCCTACATTGGCAAACGGTGCGATGGCAGTAAAGGACGCGCGTCTGGCATAGATGCGTGAGACGATCAGGTCAACAGTGGCCTGTGGTAAGGCACAGGCTTGATACCGGAAATCCAATAATGCTACTACACTGGTGAAAATAGGTGCGTTATTAACGGAGGTGGAATAGATGTAGAAATATATCAGCGACGCGGGTAGGACCCAGCCGGAGATGTCGCCGCTCACGGAGGTGGTGTGGATAGCGAAAGTTGTCAGTGACGCAGGTAGGACCCATCCGGAGATGTCGCCGCTCACGGAGGTGGAATAGATGTAGAAATTCACCAGTGACGCAGGTAGGACCCAGCCGGAGATGTCGCCGCTCACGGAGGTGGTGTGGATAGCGAAAGTTGTCAGTGACGCAGGTAGGACCCATCCGGAGATGTCGCCGCTTACGGAGGTGGCGTGGGCGTAGAAATTCACCAGCGACGCGGGTAGGACCCAGCCGGAGATGTCGCCGCTCACGGAGGTGGAATAGATGTAGAAATTCACCAGCGACGCAGGTAGGACCCATCCGGAGATGTCGCCGCTCACGGAGGTGGAATAGATGTAGAAATTCACCAGCGACGCGGGTAGGACCCAGCCGGAGATGTTCTGAATCCACGCAGAATTGGTACTAGCGTTAAATGTTGTGAGCTTTCTAAATGCCTGAATTGGGGTAAGAATCTTGGATAATTTGTCCGAATTGACGTCAATTTGTGTTAGCAATGTATCCTGATGCGGCATGAGGAACGTGATGCGATATTTGCCCGCTATCGCATAGGTGTGTGAAAGTTCCACGTCAGTTGTGACAACACTACGAATCGTGCCATCGCCCCAATCCACCAATTTGTTGTACACATTAGTGGTGAACGTAAATTTCGGCGTGGTTGCCTGACCCGCGGTGACAGTCACCTCGTAGGTAAAATATTTGTTGCTTTTGTGGGGTGGTTGTCGCCGCAGTATCGATCTGAATGGCATGGGTTAATCCTGTAGAATTTGTGCTTCTAAATAAAATCTTTGACCGCTGGCGGGGGTGAACGTCGTCAGAGTTTCAAGGCGATAGTAGATATTCTGATTACCAGCAGCGCACTTGATTTCCATACGCGTGTCAAGGTCTTGTGTCGCTGCGCCGGTTGATGCCCCGGCTACGGTTGACGTTGCCAGGGCGGGCAGATCAATGTGTCCGATGCGCTGCGCCTTGTTGGCATACAGCAGTGTCATCGGCACGTTATCGCCGACGATTGCGCCGGTCGGCGCTGCCACAGTGTAAAGGTGGATACGAATTGTGGCAACACAGGCGGCCTGGTCGGTCATTAAGCGGAATTTTGCCAGTGTTCCAGACCCGCCAGTCACGCGTCCGACTGCCAGAGAGCGTAGAGGGGTCGTGTCGGAGTCGCTCGTGTCTGCGCTGATGGCGTCTCCAGCGGTATACTGGAGGGTATTCGCTGGGCGGATGGTCTCATCGCCGACGGAGATGGATTTCCCACCCACCTCGCCAATGTGCGCTTCGCCCGCAAGTAGCGTAACGTCACCAATGTCTGTAGTGGGGGTAGTGGTTAAAACGGTCTTGACGGCACCGTCCACTATGGTGATTCCAACTGGCGCATTCTCCGGGACGCCTAAATACAATGTTTCCGTTGTCATGTTTTACACTCCTTAGTTGTCACTTATTCAGGCTTGTCCGCTATTTTTGCGGTGCTGCCCTTCTCGGCCTTGCCGTATTTCTTCCCTTCCAACTCGGCTACGCGTTCCCGCAGCGCCCGAATTTCGGCGCGTGCGGCGAAGTCGTGCTGAGTCGGGAAGTTCTGTTCGCTGAAGAATTCTTCGATTAGGATTTCTTGCAAAGTTTTGGTGTCCATAAAACGACTCCTTTCGTCAAATTTTCTCATTGGCTTCCAGTTTCGCCAACGCTTCTCGCATCACTTGCAGGCGTTCCTGATAGCCATGAAAGCCCAGGATGACCGGATGTGGGCATGGGTTGACGTAATCCACCGAGTTCCACTCCGCGCCGATGGTGGCAACCAGCCCGGTTTCCTTCCCGACTTCGGCGAATGCACCCTGTTCCAGCCAGGGGAATTCCGGCTTTCCGGGATACTTCGCCAGCCACTTGTCGAAGAAGATTTTTACTTCATCACAATTCGAGACGGCCAGCACCCCGACGTTGTGGTGCCCAAGTATCTGCCCGCCCTGTTTCAGGTCATGCCACACCGCCCCGATTTTTCCGGGGACAACAGCAGTACGGATGTCCACAGACAGGTCAGCGATAATCACATCCGCGTCAAGCCAGATGATGTTCCGATAGCGTTTGACATCCAACGCCTTGCGGATTAGGGCGACTTTGCCAAATCCAAGCGTGCTATCCTCAACGCGGTACTGGTCAATATCAGCCAGGATGGTTTGGAAATCTATCTTGTGACGCAGGCAGTAATCCACGTTGCGAGTCATGGTCAGCGCCATCATGCGCCCGTGTTCGGAGTTCTGACCGCACTGCTGGAGTACGAGCGTGTCGTTATCTTCACGCGGTTGTACGGGAATGGCCTTGCGCGCCTTGTCTGCCTGGACCTTCTCGTTTATCAGGGCGAGTACCGGTTTCCAGTATTTCTCTGCAATCAAATCCGCGTCAAACGCCATCGCCCCGGCGCGTGCTTGTGTGCGTAGTTCCAAGTTGTCCCGCTCCGCATAAGCCAGTTCCAGCTTCTCGTAAATGGCGTGCCAGTGCGGGTCAAACATATAATTGTCAAGGAAGTTCCACCACGGCTCAGCATCCTTTTTTTCAACCTTCCACCCGGCGAATAACAGTTCTGGCATGGAAGTCCAATCGCCCACGATGACCGGGCAGCCAGCCGCTTGCGCTTCGATAATCGGAATTCCGAAGCCTTCACCGAGCGAGCAGGCCGCCAGGACGCCGGACGAGTTATAAAGTGAGTTCATAAACTCGTCCGGGTAGCCGTTCAGCATAACCTGCTGGTCTGGAAAGAAAACATCCACGCCGATTTTTAGACCGAGATTTTCGATGTACGGCGGAAGGTTGATCCCGCCCAGGCCGCCATCGTGCCCGTCCGTGCAATGCAGGTACAGGGCGGTGTCGGGATGTTTGTCATGAAGTTCCTTGAAAGCGCGGATGTTCTGAATGAACGCTTTCCGGGAAGGGTTGCCTTTGTTCATGGCAACCATCGAAACGATGAATTTATCATCGGGTATTTTCAAGGGGATATGGTCGTTGAATTCTTTACGTGCCGTGGTGCGGTCAATGGGATAGATTGCTTTTGTATCCACGCCCATCGGGACATAATGAGCGGACAGGCCGACCTTCTCGCATTCGGCGAGCGCAAACTTGCTGTACACGATCCGATCAAACGCCACGCGTACGCGAGACTCAACTGCTTTTGGCATGGGTTCGGAGTCCACCGGGAACCAGGGGACCCAGCGGGTATTGGCAAACATGGGCGGCTCTACCACCCAGGTATCAATATTGGTCAGGAGAATGTCGGCTCCGGCAGCATTGGCGTTATTCGCGGCCACGTCCAGCCCATACGGGTGGAAGCCAACAGGGAAAACCAACATGCCATCCAGGTTGAGCGTATGGCCTTGCAGACCGTAAAAGGCGGTCATACTCTGCTCGTATCCTAATACTTTCAGGCGTTTGACAAACAGGCGAGCTTGCACACCGTAACCGGAGGGCGCCCAAGTTGCATTCGACAGCCAGTGCATCCCCATTTTTGGGGGTTTTACTGGCTGGATAATTTGCGGCTGGGGGGCTTTACGTTTGCTCATCGTTGGCATCTTTCTACACGGGCGGGCAGTTCGCCCGCCCGTGTGCTAAATCAGGAAATTAACGGCCTTGAACGTAGGTGACGTAAACCTTGTTCTGCCCTGCGGCGGCCATCGTGCCGATGCGGAATCCGATCCAGTTATTGGCCGGAACGACTGCCGAATCAACAGCACCTTCGACCAAGCACATGGCCGGGAACGTACCCCCGCCCGTGCCGAAGGTCGTGCCGATGGTTGCGACCGGGACAATCGTCCCGTTCGCGGCGCTCAACGTGCCATACATCAGCACGCCAGTCCCGGCCACCATTGCGGTGGCAATGGACACCTGCCACTCAAGGATCGTGATCGCGCCCTGTTTGGCAGGGACGTGGAACATCGGGGTCGGGATACCATCCGCCAGAGTACCGGGGAGGGTCACACAAACGGCTTGAACATTGAAAGCGTCAGA